ATCAGTGACGGTATCTCACTGGGTACGCAAATGATCGGCGCCTACCAGCAGAATCAAGCGTACAAGGATCAGCAGGAGGTCAAGAGCGTCATGTCTAAAGGCATGACCGATGCCAAGCAGGCAACAAGCGATGATATTGCCGCTAACTCACAGGTGGGCAGCAAAGCCAACGCCAGCGACACCATGACTATGCCGACCTATGACGACACGCGCGGCAACAGCTATGCCAGTGCCGACGATCAAGCCAAGGCCGCCAAGAAGAACGCGCCTTTGCCGGAAGACTTCTACCTGCGCGACGTGGTGCCGAAGATTAAAGAAACCTACATTTCTCAAGGCAATCAGGCTGGCGCGGATGCCTGGGACAAGTGGACGCAGGACAAGCAGGCCCAGGCCGGCATGAAGAACTGGACCCAAGCGCTGCGTTCGGCGCAGGTGGGCGACTTCAAGGGCTACGCCGACCACATGGTCAAGGCCTACAACACCCCGGGTTATTACGACGACGGGTTGCATGCCGAAGGTTATGACCTGGTTAAGGACAAGGACGGCAACACCACTGGCCTGACCCTGAAGATGAAAAACAAGGAAACCGGCGAGCAGTTCGCGCAGACCATTCACGGCCAGGACGACATGATTCAGGCCGGGATCGGCTTGCTCGAACCGGCCAACGCCTTCAAGGTCACCATGGCCCGGGCCGATGCCGCAACCGCCGCGCAGGCCAAAGCCGGGCTGGAAGTGGCTAAGACCAACAACGGCATGATCCGCGACAACAACAAGGTGGCGGTACAGACCCAGGCCAACAGTCAGTTGGAGAATCAGCGCGCCGGCAACGCCTTGAACCTGCAAGCCACCGGCAAGCAACTCGACGTGCAGAACGCTGGCGCCGCGCTGAACAACAAGGTCGAGGTGCTGAAAAAGGCCGGCTATGACGAGAAGTTTATCAAGGATGCGTTGCCACAAATCCTCGGTATCGGTCAGTACAAGAAGCCCGCCGATCCGCAGGAAACCCGGCGCATGCTGTTTCAGGCGCGCTTGAGCGACTTCAACTTTACCCGCAAGACCCCGCAGCAGCAGGCGGCGCAGATCGAGCAGGACATGCAGCTGATCGGTGGCGGTAGTGGTGGAGGTAGTGCGCCAGCCAATCCAATGTCTGGTGGTTTGCCGGGCGGTCAAGCCTCGGCGGCGCCGGCCAGCAAAACCCCGATGATCTTCGACACGAAAACCGGCCAGATGATCCCATACCAGTAACCCCGCTACCCTCGGTCGCGCGTTGGCGCTAGAATCAGTCCATCTGTTTCGATAATCCAACCGCGCCGAGGGCATCACCTGTGGCTGAAAACCTTTTTCTCAAGTCGCCCTCCGCGATTGCCCCCACTGCCACGGCGCCCACTGCGCCGCCCATGCCCAACCTCCAGACCCTGCCACCGCGCAGCTCCAGTGCCGGTCCGCTGACCTCCAGCGCCGCGACCGTCATGAGTCAAGGCCTGTTGCCGCCACCAGACCTTCAGCCCCTGTTCGAGAAATACTCCGCTGAAACCGGCGTGCCGCTCAATGTGTTGTCGGCCCTGGCGCAGCAGGAGTCGGGCTACAACCCCAATGCCATTGGTGAAATGACCAAATGGGGCCAGGCCAAAGGCATGCTGCAAAACCTCGACAGCAACGCCAAGAGCTTGGGGATCAACCCGTTCAATGCGGAACAGTCGATTGCCGGCGCGGCGCGGCAGCTGCGCGAGCGACTGGACAAGGGTTACAGCATGGAAGATGCGGTGAAAGCCCACTTCGGGGGTGATAACCGTGAGCAGTGGGGCGAGAAGACCAACGCCTACGGGCAAGAGGTGCTGGCCAAGGCCGGGATCATCGGCGACCAGCTGATGGCCGGAAAGCAGAAGGCCGCACCTGTCTCGCCGGGCAATGACCTGGCCGCGATTCAAGCGGAAATGGATGCCAAGGAGCCAGGGCGTTACAAGGTGATCGACCCGGCTGATATCGCTCAGCGCGACCAGCAGCGCGCCACCCTCGCCAGCGGCAAGGACGCTTTGCAGAATGCACAGCAGGCTACGGGCGCCTATCAAGCCCCTTCGCCGCTGACCCTGACCAATCAGCAGGCCGTCGAAGACCGGGTGAACAGCGCGCCAGCGCCCTCGCCACTGACGCCGACCAACCAGGAACTGGTGCAAAAGGGCATGGCGCCGGTCGATACACGCCCGGAAGATGGCTTTGCCGCCGCCACCGGCAAACAATTGCAGAACTTCGGCCCGCACATGAAAGACGCCGTGGCTGGTCTGGTGCGCATGGGCAGCGAGAGCATCGACAACGCCACCCTGGTCGGCAACGCGGGTAGCTCCGGCATCATCCAGCGCATGCAGGATAATGGCGACATCATCATGGTGCAGAACGATCGGGGGCAGAACACCCCGACCCTGCGCAACGGCAAGCTGGCCGACGAAGCGAACATTGCCGCGTTCATTCGCGCCAATGCCGGCGAGCTGATGTCGCCTGATGAGGCTGGCGCACTGATCGGCATGAAGCCGCGCGCCGTCACCGAGTGGGCGCAGAAGACCGCCAAGCAAGCCAAGCTCGACACCATCGAGGTACGCCCGGATGGCCCGCTGGCCAAATACGGCAGCATGATCATTGGCTCGACGGCGGAAATGATCCCGGCGCTGGCCGCTTCGGCGATCACCCGTAACCCGGCCGTGGGCATGTCGTTAATTGGCGGCCAGGTCACCGGGCAAGGCTACAACAAGGGCCGATCCGGCGGGCTGAACGCGCAGGACGCTGGTAATTACGCCATCGCGCAGGGCATGGCCGAGGCCATCCCGGAATACCTGCCGATTCATGCCATCCTCGAACCCGGCAAGAACTTCTTCAAGGGCCTGCTCAAGGCCGGCGCTGCCGAGTCGGTGCAGGAAGGCGTGACCCAGATCATCCAGGATGGTCTGGACAAGGGTTCGATTGATCCGAACATGACGTGGGCGCAGGCGCGGCAGAACCTGGCCGATGCCATGATCACCGGTGCCGGCGCCGGTATGGCGCTAAAGGCGGGCGTGCACGGCCTTCAAAAAGCCGCCGATGCGATCCCGACGCGCGACCGTGAAGCCGAGGCGGCCGCCGCCGCTCAGGCCCAGCCCGCTCCCGCAGCCGAGCCCCAGCCACCACAGGCGCCCGAGGCTGCAACTGTCGCGCCGGCGCCAGCCCCCACCGGTCCACTGACCCGTGCCGCGCAGCACTACGTCGCGCCCGAGCCAGTAGTAGCCCCCGCAGCAGCAGAGCCAGCTGGGGAGCCGGTCACCGTGCGCAGCTCCGACGGTGAAATGGCCGGCACCCTGCAGGACTACCAAGACCACGGCCAGGGCCAGTGGACCGCGCGCGTGCTGGCCGACGACGGCAACGCCTACGACTTCACCCAAGACGATGGCGTACAGCTGGAACGCGCCAGTGCGCCGATCGCGCCAACGGCTGAGCCAGCGCAACCGGCGCAGGCCACCCCTGAGCCAGCACCAGCGGACAACATCCCGACGCTGACCGATGTAGTAGCGCCTGAAGCCTCGCCCGACTACACGTCGATGGACGTGCCGTCGTTGCGCGCCGAACTGAAAGCCACCGCGACCGCGATCAAGGCCGACCCGAAGAACAAGGCGTTGACCAAGCGGCGCAGCGCCATTGAAAAGGCAATCAAGGCCGGCATCAACACCGCCGACAAGGCGCCGGCTGTCACCGAACTGACCGGCGACAAGATCGATAAGCAATGGTCGCGCTTCGCCGATGACTCGGGCAGCCTCAACGTGCCACGCGCCGACATGCCGCAGATCAAGGCCGAGCACCGTGGCGCGATGGTCAACTTTCTCAATGCGCGCGACATCGCCCACACGCAGGAAGAAGTCCCGGCCAGCAGCCTGAAGCCAACGCAGGAAGAGTTCAGCCCGGCCAAGGTCAAGAAAGCCTTGGGTTATGAAGGCGGCGACCGTTCGATCCTGATTTCCAGCGACAACCATGTGCTCGACGGCCATCACCAGTGGCTGGCCAAGGTCGATGGCGATCAGCCGGTGAAGGTCATTCGCCTGGACGCACCGATCCAACAACTGCTCGACACCGTGCGCGAGTTCCCCAGTGCCGAGACGGCCAATGGTGCGACCGCCGCACCAGCGCCAACAGCTGAGCCGACTAATAGCTTGTCGCGCACTGCCAGTTGGGCGATCCGCGATAAGGCGACCGGCGAAGTGGTCATGGAAACCTTCGATAAGAAGAAGGTCGACGCGCTGAACACCGACAAATACGAGGCGGTGCCGATTCAGCAGCACCTGGCCGAAGTCAATCAGTCGATCAAGGCCGGTGATGAGACGGGTAAGATCAAGCCGGCCGCTGCAACAGAACCGGCCAAACCTGCATCAAAACCGGTGGAAACTGCATCGCCAGCGCCTAAACCTGCATCAGCAGTGACCGAACCGGCATCGAAACCGCAGACGCCGCAACAGAAGGCCAAGGCCCGCGCCGAAGCCCAGCGTCAGGCCGCGCGCGACCGTATGGGCGGAATCAAGGAGGGCGAGCAGTTCATCCCGTCCGCTGACGTGGGTTACATCAGCGGCGGTGAAACCTACACTGTCGACAGCATCGACAGCAAAGGCAACGTCTACGTTAAGCGCAGCGGCACCAACAGCGGCACCCACCTGTCGCACGCCGACTTCAACGGGGCCGAGCATAAGGGCGTGACCTTTGCCAAGGTCGAGCCAGCAGCCCCGGCAACCCGTGCAGAAACTGCACCCGTTCAACCAGCCATGGAAACACCAACAACCCCGGCCGAAACCGCCGCTGAACTGGTGAAGTCCGCCGAGTACGGCGCTAGCAACAAGCTGGTAAGCCAAGACCGCGCGGCCGAACTGCGCGAGCGCCTGAAGAAGAAACTCAACGGCTCGCAGCTGAACAGCGGCATCGATCCGGAAATTCTCGCGCTCGGCACCGAGCTGGCGGTGTTCCACATCGAGGCCGGCGTGCGTCAGTTCGCCGCCTTCGCCAAGACCATGGCCGAAGACCTAGGCCAGCCGCTGGAGAAAGTTCGACCGTACCTGCGCAGCTGGTTTAACGGTGCGCGCGACATGATGGAAGACGCCGGCCACTCGGTCGACGGCATGGACAACGCCGACACCGTGCGCGCCGAACTGGCAAAGCTGGATCAGGCGCCGGCCACTGAGGCAAAAAGCGCCCCCGTTCAAACCGCCCCGGCAACTACCGATAAATCCTCGGCAGTTCAAGAACCAGCCGAAGAATCACCGACCCTAGCCACTGGCGTGTACAGCCATAAGCAGCACCCGGAAGTGACAGCTACGGTCAGCCAGACGGATAAGGGCTACGCTATTGAGTGGGCGCCTGATGATGTTCAGGAGTTCAAAGGTAAACATGCGGTCGCCAAAGCACAGGCGGCGCTATCTAAAGAGGGTTACACCCTCAACGAGGAATCTGATGCAACAAGTCCCAGCGAGCGTGTGGAACCAAATCGCCCAGACCGAACCGCTGCAAAATCCGTCGATGCGCCTGCTGTTCGCAATGAGCCAGCCGCAGCTGGACGCCGCACTGGCGAGCCAGGCGCAAGCGCTGTCGACAGCGGGGCAGACGGACAGCGTAATCAACGCCTACCAGCTGATGGCGCCGCTGCTGGCCGAGAATCAGGCGATCAGCGCGTACATCAACCGGACGGGGCATTCCGACCTACGCTCGGCGATGCCGGAAGTGTTGAACCCGCCCGAAGCGGTGGCGATAGCGACACAGGAAAACCCGTTGAGCGCGAACGAGCAGCGCACATTGTTGACACTGCTCCGGCCACTGATGCCGACGAGTTCAGTCAACGTCTAGCCGCGCAAAAGCAAGCGACCGGCACCAAGACCGTTCGCGGCGACCAAGCCAACATCGATAAAGCCTTGCCCCTCCTGCTGGAGCCTCAGCGCGGCGACGTGCTCAAGGCCGAGCAGCGTTTCGCTGTGGGCAACGGCATGCTGCTCACCAACGGCACCGGCACCGGCAAGACCGCCAGCGGCATGGGCCTCGTTGTGCGCTCGATCAACGCCGGCAAGCCCAACGCCCTGGTGGTGGTGCCAAGCGACAAGATCGCCTCGGACTGGATCAAGTTCGCCAAGATGCTGGGCGTGAACCTGAAGCAACTGGAAAGCACCAGCGACAACGGCACAGACGGCCAGGTCATCACCACCTATGCCAACTTCGGCGCCAACGATAGCTTAGCCCTGCGCGACTGGGATCAGGTCGTGGCCGATGAGGCGCATTACCTGTCGAGCAACGAGAAGGGTGAAGGCACGGGCGCGCTGGCCAAACTGCAAGGCTTGACCGGTCACCCGGATGGCTTCTATCAGTGGGTGCGTGAGCGCAACCCGAAAGAATGGGGCGCCTACAAGGAGGCAATGAACGCCAGCCGCGACGCAGCGAAAGATTCCGCCACCACCCAAACGCAGAAAGACCAGCTGGCCGAAGTTGAAGGTAAGCAAAAGGCGCTGTGGGACGCTATCGAGAAGCCGGCCAAGAAAGCCTGGCAAGACCGCTGGGCCAAGCAGCAAGACCTGCCGAAAACCCTGTTCCTCTCGGCCACCCCGTTCGCCTACGTCAAAAGCGTGGACTACGCCGAGGGTTATCTGTTCGATTACGTTGATCCGGCCGAGCGCTTCAGCAACAAGGCGGAAATAGCCGGTTCGGCCTACAACAGCGGCGATGCGCGTGAAAAGTTTTTCATGCAGCACTTCGGCTACCGCATGCGTTACAACAAGTTGACCGCGCCGGAAGCCGGGGTGGATTCCGAACTGATGGAGCAAGGTTTTAACCAGCACCTGAAGGACATCGGCGCCCTATCGGGCCGACGCCTGGAAGTGCCGTATGACTACGACCGCAAGTTTGTGATGGTCGATGACGCCGTGGGCCAGAAGATCGACCAAGGCCTGGCCTTCCTGCGCGAGCATGCTGACGGCAAGTACCGCAAGGTCTATGACGCGGTCATGGCGACCTTCGACTACCAGCGCCGCATGTACCTGCTGGAATCGATCAAGGCCAAGGCCGTGGTGCCAATGATCAAGGAGCACATGGCGCTGGGCCGCAAAGTGGTGGTGTTCCACGACTACAACAAGGGCGGCGGCTTCGATCCGTTCAACGCCGGACTGGCCAGCATTACCGAGGCGGATGTCCGCGCGCTGGCCCGCGAAGCCTTTGCCGCGCGCCCGGACATCTTCAAGAAGATGGACCTGACCGGCCTGTACTCGCCGATTGAAACCCTGTCGGCGGCCTTTCCTGACGCACTGTTCTTCAACGGCACCGTGCCGAAAGCCAAGCGCCGCGCCAATGCCGACACCTTCAACGACGACACCAGCGGCAAGGACTTGATTGTCTTGCAGTCGGACGCCGGCCGCGAAGGCGTGAGCTTGCACGACACCACTGGCCAGCACATGCGCGTGCTGATCAACCTCGGCATGCCAGGCAAACCGGTGGCCGCGATCCAGATCGAAGGCCGCACCTACCGCACGGGCCAGGCCAGTGATGCCGCGTTCCGCTACCTGACCACCGGCACCGCCTGGGAAGCCAGCGCCTTTGCCAGCAAGATCGCCGAGCGCGCCTCGACCGCTGAAAACTTGGCGCTGGGCACCGAAGCCCGCGGTTTGAAACAATCCTTCATCGACGCCTACAACGGCGCCGAAGACCTGGCCCCGAGCGCCGAGGATGGCAAGGGCGGCAAGGCACTGGATCGTGAGTTGGGCGCCGCTTCGACGCTGACCCCGTTCAACCGGGCCAAGGCCTTTTACTTCGCACAGCAGAAGAACACCAAGCGCCGCGACCAGCGCGAAGGCACCGACTATTTTGCCACCCCGGAACCGGTCGGCTTCAAGATGGCCGAGTGGGCGAACATCCAGAAGGGTGACGACGCGCTGGAACCGTCGGCCGGGCATGGCGCCATCGCGCGCTTCTTCCCGCCGCAAACCAACGTCACCATGGTCGAGCCGAGCTATGACCTGTCGCAGCGGGCGGCCCTGGCCAACGGCAACGCGCGGATCATCAACGACAACTTCGAGTCGTTGCACCGGACCAACAAGTACGACGCCGTGGTGATGAACCCGCCTTACGGCAACGGCGGCAAGACCGCCATCGAGCACGTCGCCAAAGCCGCACAGCACCTGCGCGAAGGCGGCCGGATCGTCGCCTTGATTCCGCGCGGCGGCCTGACTGACAAGCGCCTGGCATCCTTCTTGGAAAGCGAAGAGGCGCAGAGCCTGCACCGAGTGGCCACCTTTGTCATGCCGGCCTCGACCTTCGAGCGCGCCGGTACGTCGGTCAACACGCAGGTCATCGTGCTGGAGAAACACAGCAACCCGGACGACGCATTGAACATCCATGCGCGCACGGTCGACCTGAGCAATGCCCAATCGACTGGCGAACTGTTCGACCGCATCGAGCACTTGGACCTGCCCGACCGCATGCCGAGCAGCAAACCCGAGCCGAAGCCGGTCATGATTGAGCACGTCACCGGCAAGGGTAAAACCATCACCGGTATCGTGCGCACCGACCTGACCAAGGATGAAGCCAAGGAAATCGACCCGTACACCTTCCCGAAAAACGGTGGCTTCTTCATCCGATCCAAGTACCTGGGCGACGGTAATCGCCTGTCGGTGGCCACCCCGGTCGGCGAACCGGCTTCGCATGAAGAAGTACGCGACGCCATCACCCAAGGCCCGTTCGGCCCGGTGGTCAAGAAGCTGATCGATGCCGGGCACATCGTGGTTCACGGCAACGTGCAATCGCTGCCCGACGGCGTCACCCCTGTGCGCGGCATGCAGGCGGTCACTACGCCCGACGGCACTGTGCACTTGATCGCAGCCAACCTGACCCCGGGCAATGCCAACGGCGTGCTGCTGCATGAAATGTTTCACAGTGGTGGCGAGCAGCTGGTCGGCTCCAAGCGCTGGGCCGAGCTGATGCAGCGCCTGGACGCTTTGCACCGTCAGGCCGAGCAATCCACCGGCAAGGCCCGTGAAGTGTTTGACCGCGCCCGTGAGCGCGTCAAGCAGGCGCAGGATCAAGGCGCGGTTGCCGATGGCATGACTGCCGAAGAGTTCGGCGCCTACGCCATTGAAGAGCACGCGCAGCTGCCGGCCGCCTTCCGCAAGTGGGTCGACGACCTGGTGGGCGCCATCAAGCACTGGCTGTTCAGCCGCTACGGCAAGCAACTGGGCCAGGTCACCCCGGCGCAACTGCGTGCCATGGCCAAGGATGCGTTGGTGTCGATGGCCCTGGCCAAGCGTGGCGAGCTGTTCGGCCCGGCCGGGACCATGTTCAGCGTCAAGTTGTCGGAGCACTTCGACGACATCAAGAACAATGCCGACGCCACCAGTTTCAGCGACAAGATCGGTCCGGTGAAACTGCCGCAGCGGATGGCGGATCGCTGGCGCCAACTGACCGATAACCTCGGTCTGCGCATTCGCCAGGCAGCCGTCGACCGTTACGCGCCACTGATGCGCAACGACCAAGCCCTGTACGGCGCCGACACCCTGGAAGGCTCGATTGCCTCCAGTTCGTGGGTGTTGGCACGCATGAGCCAGGCCGCAGGCGGCGCGGTAGATGCCTTGCTGCATCACGGCCGCATCTACCTTGATCCGGTGGAAAAGGTCATTGACCTGCACGACAACAGCAAAGGCTTGGGCGACACCCTGAATAAGCTCGGTAGCGTGGCGGAAATGACCCGTTTCATGGGTTGGATCGCGGCCAACCGATCCAAGCGCCTGCTCGGCGAAGGCCGTGAAAACCTGTTCACCCCGGCCGAAATCGAGGCCGGTATCAAGTTCAGCGGTGGCAAACTGGCTGACGGCAAGAGCCGGAGCATTCTCTATCAGCAAGTGTGGAAAGAGTTCCAGCAGCACCGCGACGACGTGCTGGGCATTGCCGAGCAGTCGGGCATCATCACCCCTGAGCAGCGCGCTACCTGGAGCGATGAGTTTTATGTACCGTTCTATCGGGTGATCGACAGCGAAAACCTCGGCGGCCCATCCTCGGGCGGCGGTGGTCTGTCGCGTCAGCAGGCATTCAAAAAACTCAAGGGCGGCAAGCAGCACCTCAACGACTTGCTGGAAAACACCCTGCTCAATTTCCACCACCTGGTGCAAGCCAGCCTGAAGAATCAGGCCGCGACGCAGGCCATGGACAACGCCGAGCAGCTGGGCATTGCCGACAAGACTACCGAGGCGCACCGCGACAAGAAGGCCAGCACCTTCGTCATGGAGAACGGGATTAAGCAGTGGTACAACGTCAACGACCCGCTGACCTTCAAGGCGGTGTCGGCGATCACTGACGCGGGCACCAATACCCTGTCGCGGCGGGTGATGCGCGGCTTCAAACGTTTCTTTACCAACATGACCACCATCACCCCGCAATTTGTGGTGGCGAACGCCATCCGCGACACGCTGGCGGCCATGGCCACGTCGCCGACCAGCGCCATCCCGCTGAAAACCGCGTTCAAGGGCGCGCTGACTTACGGCAACAACCGCCAGCGCGCCCGCCTGATGGCCAGCGGCGGCGGTTTCCACTTTGGCCAGGTCTACGGCCATGGCGCCACCGAGTTCAAGGCCTCGCTCAATGGCACCATGCGCGCCGCGCAAGTGCTCAAAGACCCGATGCTGATCCCGAACACGCTGATGAAGGCCTGGCGCAAATACCATGACGTCACCGACTTTGCGGAGAACATGAACCGCGCCGGGATTTGGGAGCACAACCAGAGCAGAGGCAAACTCAAGGCCGCGTTTGAAGCGCGCGACCTGATGGACTTCAGCGCACACGGCGATGCCGGGATTATCCGCTTCTTCACCGATGTGGTGCCGTTCCTCAATGCGCGCATCCAAGGCCTGGACAAGCTCTATCGCTCGGGCGGCAAGCCGGCGTTGAAAACCCTGTTCGGCAAGGGCACCAAATCGGACAAGCAGGCCTTCGCCCGCTTCGCGTCGGTGGTTGGTGCGCTGACCGCCTTCAGCGTGATGCTCTATCTGCGCAACAAGGACGACGAGGATTACCGCAAGCTGGAAGACTGGCAGCGCGACACCTATTGGGTGATCAAGATCGGCGGCAACATGTTCTTCATTCCGAAGCCGTTCGAAGTGGGCTCGATCGCCACCATGGGCGAGCGCCTGATGGAGCAGTTCGTGGACCCGACCGTGGGCGGCGACAAGCTGGGCAGCCGGGCCTTGCACATTCTGCTGGACACCTTCGCGATGAACCCGACGCCACAGGCATTCAAGCCGGCATTCGAGTTGTGGGCGAACGAAAACACCTTTACCGGGCGGCCGATTGAAGACCAGTCGATGCAGCGCCTCAGCCCCAGCCTGCGCGCGCGGCCGGACACCACGCGCCTGGCGGAAGCGTCGAGCCGCGGCATCGAAAGTGCGCTCGACGTGATCGGTGCCGGTAACTCGGCGCTGTCACCGGTGCAGATCGATCACCTGATCCAGGGTTATATGGGTGCAGTGGGCTCGACCGCCATCGGCATGGCCGACACGTTCTGGCGTCGGGCGCAAGGCGAAGAGTTGCCGGCGCGTAGCTGGGATGAATACCAGCCGGTGAAGCGCTTCTACAAGGATTTGACCAAGGAGGACAACTACACGCGCTACGGCACCGACTTCTACACCGCGCTGAAGAAATCCGACCAGGCCTATGCCGACCTGCAACACCTGGCCAAGTATGGCGAGGAAGAGAAGGCTGTGGCGCTGGAGCAGAAAGAGGCAGATGTGCTGGCGTTGCGCGGCACCTTGAACAAGGTCAACCGGGATATGTCGCGCATTAATGCGGAAATGAAGCGCATCCAAGTGGACAAGGACATGGACGGCAAGACCAAGCGTCTGGAACTGGACCGCCTGCGCTCGATGCGCAACCTGATGACCGAGGAAATCGGCAAGGACCTGGAGCAGCAGAAGATGACTAAGCGGGCGTCCGAGGGGAAATAAAGGCAATTGCCACCACCAGCACCGGAACCATCACGACCGGTGCCTTGACCAGGCAGATGACCAAGAGGCCGAGCGGCAGCCAGCCAAAGACGATCAGCAGGAAGCCGCCGAGGCCTTGCCAGTGGCGCGGCACCTGCGTGTAGATAAAGGCGCCAATGATGGTCAGCAGCACGCCAAGGCCGATGAAGTCAGACAGCATAAGGTCGTGCTCCGGTGATAAGTGCTGGTATGATAGCACTGCCGAATGGTGGCGCCTCTGGGTGTTCATCAGATACGGCTTGGGAACTGGCGCGTGATCCGGCCCCGAGCCGTCCAAGAGGGTAGCGGCGTATCCGATTGGGCCTCTGAACAGTGATGGCCGCCACTGAATTGCGCTTAGCGGCTGATGTACCCCCTCCTGACTCCCCTGTTTTCCTCATTTCTGTCTGGCAATCAGCCATTACGTCGTCATTTGGTTCCGTAACAGCACCATAGCGACTATTATCTGACCATATTTTACTGATCTGGCCAGGGGCGCCGCATGAATGAAGAACTGAAACAGGCCGTCGAGGCGGTGGCGAAAGACCCCACCGGTTACGGCTGGATGACCTACTTGTGGGTATGTTTGATTGCCGCGTGGGGCGGGCTGGTGCGGTTCCTCAATTCGATGCGCGAGCGCAAGGAGTCCTTCAGTGCGGCGATGGTCACGCTGATGACGGGCTTGATCACCTCGGTGTTTGTCGGCGTGTTGACCTTCTACGCCTGCGAAATCGCCAATTTTGACAAGCTGTGGACGGCCATTTGCGTGGCAGTCACCGGCCACCTCGGCGCCCAGGCCATGCAAGTGTTCGAGAAGGCCATTCTCGGCCGCCTGAAGCTGGTCTTCGGCGTCACCCCTTCCGCTGACCCAGGTAATACCCCATGAACCCCCCGTTGATTCTCGCCGACTTCGAGCTGGCCGCCGCCACCCTGCGCGTACCGGTGGCCGCCATCCGCGCCTTTGCCGAAGTGGAATCGCGCGGCGCCGGCTTCTTGCCGGACGATCGGCCGGTGATTCTGTTCGAGCGCCATGTGTTCCGCCGCCAGCTGATCGCCCACGGCGCCAACCTGGCCACCGTCGCCGACCTGGAGCGCACCCGCCCCGACCTGTGCAACAAAACCCCGGGCGGCTACGGCGCCAGCTCCAAGGAATGGAATCGCATGGATGACGCGGTGAAGATCAATCGCGCGGCGGCGCTGGAGTCGGCCAGCTACGGCGCCTTCCAGGTGATGGGCTTCAACTGGAAGCGCTGCGGGTATGCCAGCGTGCAGGACTTCGTCAACGCCATGTTCAAGAGTTCGGCGGCGCACCTGGACAGCTTCGTACGCTACATCCAGTCCGACGCCAACCTGCTGAAGGCCTTGCGTGCGCAGGACTGGCCGATGGCCGCCCGACTGTATAACGGGGCGAACTTCCAGATTAACCACTACGACACCAAACTCGCCGAGGCCTTTGCCCGGTACAGCTAAGGGGATGACAGCATGGCGGACTGGCAAAAGATGTTGAGCGCGGTAGCTCCATGGATTGGTGCGGCGGCTACCGGGGGCGTACCGGCGCTGGTGGGCATGGCAGCGGTGCAAGTGGGCCAGGCCTTCGGCACGGACGTGAAAGCCACCACCGACGCCATCGCCCAGGCCATCGGTGGCGCGAGCCCTGACCAGCTGCTGGCGCTGAAGTCCGCCGACAATGACTTTGCCGCGAAGATGCAGGCGCTGGGCTTCCAGAATACCCAAGCCCTGGAGCAGATCGCCGCCAATGACCGTGACAGCGCGCGCAAGCGTCAAACAGCCATGGGTGACTGGACGCCTTCAATCATCAGCTTCCTGATCATCGCGGCCTTCTCGGCAGTGATGTACCTGTTCATGACCCAAGAAATGCCCGAGCAGGGCGCGATGCGCGATTCCATGCTGATCATGATCGGCACCTTGGCCGCCGCGTTCACGCAGGTGACCAATTATTATCTCGGTTCCTCGGCGGGGAGTGCGGCCAAAACCGAGATCATGGGGCGCAGGCCGTGAGTTCCTTCACGGCGTTCTCGGCGCCGTTGCTGATCCAATACGACCTGTCCGCCAGCCAGGCGCTGGGCGCGGATCACTGGCGGGTGGCCAAGGAATTCAAATACTTCATCGGTAGCGAAAACTCCCAGCGCTTTATCACTGTGCCGGCCGGCTACTTGACCGACGGCGCCAGCGTGCCGCGCGCCTTGTGGTCGATCATCCCGCCCTGGGGCGCCTACGGTCAGGCCGCCGTCGTGCATGACATCCTGTGTGAATACCTGTCGATCATGGTCGCCGGCAAGCTGACGCCGATCACGCGTGAGCGCGCCGATGAAATCTTTGCAGAAGCCATGACAGTGCTACAGGTGCCGTCGCATGACGTCGCCCTGATCAGTGAGGGGGTGAAACTCTATCGCCTGGCCAGCGGCGCCAGCGCCCCCACCAATCGGCCCGAAAAGCGCGCACTCGAAGCGAGTTGGGCATGAGCGGCTTCATCGATTACCGCGACTATCCCGAGCTGGTGCCGCTGGTGGACGGCCTGCGCACTCAATGGCAAGCCTTGCGCCAGGAAGCGCGCGCCGAGATAGGCGCCTTCATCAAGAGTCCCGAGGTCGATATTCAGGATGCCGACGACATCCGCCTGTTCATCCTGCCGCTGAAGTGGCAAGGGCAGACGGTGAATGCCGGGCATGGTTTGGCGTATGCCGAGGAAATACTTGATCGCGTACCGGTCACCGCTGAGGCCATTGCCAACCCGCTGGTGGTATCGGTGATGTTCTCGCTGTCGGTGCCGGGCCTTGAGCTGATCCCGCACATCGACAACGAGGAATGGATCGGCGCCGTGTGGCGCATTCATATCGGGCTCGATTGCCCGGACGGGTGCGGGCTGATGGTCGACGGCCAGGTGCAAACCTGGCAGGACGGTGAAGCGCTGATGTTCGACAGCGCGCGGGTAGAACACTCGGCGTGGAACCGAGGCGCCGCCCCGCGCTTGATACTGATCGTCGACGTTAAGCGATTGGCGTAGCGGCGCACGGCCCGCTGTGACCGGCCCGGCGTGAGCAGGTCCAGCCTCGTGGTGGTAACAGGCACTTGTGCGGTTCGGCGATGCTGTAAAAGAATACCTCGTCTTGCTCTAGCGAGTGCTCCCCGTTCATTTGCACGGCCGCGAACCACTTACCGTCCTTGAACAGCATGTACTGGCTCGCTTCGCCCTGCGCTTCCCAGGTTAGGCCGGGCACGGTTTGCGGTATAGGCTGAGCCATCATTTCCCGTACCTCGGCGCTGATCGCGGTCAGGATTTCAGCGGCCATCGGGTTCTTGAACACCATGGTTGCGCCGTCGGTGGCGCGCTTTATTGGCGGCGGATCGATCAAGCCCAGGATGTGCATCAGCTGCTTGGTCGGCACGGCACGGTATTTCGGCAAGCTGCTACGGCAGTCCATAGGGAATGGCTGGCAGTCCGGGCACGGCGCCTCGCCCTGCTCGAAAGATTCCGGCGTCTGCCCGGTCGTATAGCTGATGACGCCGTGATCTTCGCAGGTGGCGCAGGTCGGAGGCTTGACCGGATGATCAACGAAGTAGCATTGCACCGCTGTGCGCATCTGCGTGAACACGGCGTCGCGCGCCATCGTGTTGCCCATGATGGCGCGCTCTATCTCGTCGAAGCGGTCGCGCAGGTCTTGCGGTATTGGATGGGTCATAGATCACCTCTGAATTTAAAAGACTTCGATTTCACCGCGCGGCCAGATCAGTCGGGCATCACGCAGCGCCTCGGCATGGTCGATGCTTTCACCACCGCCCATTTGAAACACGCCGTAGCCTGGCACGCGTACGAACCATGATTTCTTTTTCATGGCGCGCGGGTGTCGCGGTTGCTGCTGTGCAACGGTTTCTGCCCGGGCTTCAGTTCCCAGGCCCACACCGACTGGCACTGGCCGTTGGTACACAGCCGGACGAACTGCGTGGCGATGTCGCTCAGTGGCTCGCCGCAACCGGGGCAGGGCTTACCTTGTGGGGCTTCAAACATGGATGGGCCTTGTGGGTTGGGCGCCGTAGCGCCCGGTTATGGTGGATTAGTAAGTGATGGTGACGGCTGGGATTTGCTGCTTGATGATCGCGGTGATGATCGCCTTGGCTTCATCCGGCATAAGGAATGCTTCAGGCTGCCCGTCGCCGGACAGGTTGATCTTTAGGAGGGCTTCGAGTGCAGCCTTGTTGATCGCCCCGCAATGCGCGCGGTTGGCGGCGCGGGCTTCATCGTCGCGGCGCTGCTGGTCCGCCTCGGCCTGTTGCTGGCGATCCTTGGCGGCCTGATCGTCCAGCACCTTCTGCCGGGCATCGGCGGCGGCCTTCTCTTCGCGCTGCTGTGACTGGCGGCGCTCGTCCGCAAGTTTCTGCTCGGCATCGGCTAAGGCCTGCTTATTTCGGCGCGCAGTGTCCTCGGCATCCCGCACACGCTTGGCGTCGGCGTCGCGCTGCTCCTGCTGCTGTTTCTCGTTGCGCTCGCGTTCTTCCTTCACGGCCAGTTCGGCGGCGTCCTTGATCTTCTTTTCTTCTTCGAGGGCGGCGATCTTGCGGCGGTTCTCGACCAGCTCGGCCTGTTCGTTTTCGTACTGCTGACGCTTGGCCAGCGCCTCGGTCAGCACGGTGATGCCATAGGCGCGCTTTTGTTCAGCTTCTTCCAGGCGGTGGCCGAAGTCCTCAACGGTCAACGGCTCTTGCTCCAGGCCGAACAAGGCGCCTTGAATCTCGTCAGCGGTGGCGTCAGCGGCCAGGGTGAAGCGCGCCACCACCTGGTCAATGCCTGCTTGCAAGCGATCCTCTTCGGCGTCGCGCGCGGCTTGCCATTCGTTCAGCGGCTTGCGCACCTCATCGCGCAGGGCGTTCATATCCGTCTCGAACTTGCGCAGCTCGGCCTCGATCACTTTCGGCTGCTCTTTGAGCTTCTTCAGGTACAGCCGGCCCGCATCGTCAACCGCCGTCTTGGAGCGCGCCACGGTGGCCGCCAGCGAGGCTATGCGCTTGCGGCCCTTGTCGGTGCTCAGGTCCGGCACTTCATTGATCACCGCGGCGCGAGCAGCGTCGACGAATTGCTTCAGGCTGTTGTGACCGAAGATCGTCGGCGCCTTCTCGGCGGAAATCTCCGGCAGTTTAATCAGGTCGGTGACCGGGGTTTCGGTGGTGGCTTCAGCGGCGGCGTCCGCTGCTTTGGTTTTTCTGGCTGCCATGTCGTGATGCCTCTGTGTGTTGTGGTGGGTTAGGCGGTTTTGGGTTTGCGGGCTTTAACACCGGCCTGACGCTGCGTGTCGGTCAGCGTGCCTTTCGCCGGCTGGCTGCGTGTGCCAGGCTCTTCGGCGTGGTCTTCCTCGTACTGCGCCACGTCGCTCAGGCGGTAACCGATCTTGTTGCCGAGGCTTACCCGCTTCGGACCTTTGCCGTCGTTGAACCAGTTTTGCAGGGTGCGCGGCGTCATGTTCCAACGCGCAGCCAGCTCCTTTTGCGTCAAAACGCGGTCTTCAGTGTTAGCGGTCATACTCGGGGCACTCGTCAAGGTTAGGGGTGTCGTCGCCAAAATACGGCTCATCGACGGGTTGTTGTTGGGTTTGTGGTTCCGGCGTCACGTCGTCGGCTGGTTTTTCTTTGTTGATGATCGCCTGCAAGCGCGACGGCTGGCCGGGCTTGTGCTCGACCTTCGGCGGCTGCGTATCCTGCTCCAGGTCGAAGTTCATGGCCTGGTTATCGTGCTCGATCACGCGCGACAGGTCTTCGCTGTCCGTTGGCAGCTGCTTAAAGGCGCGCTTGATCACAGCCTTGATTGCAAACTGATCCTCCCAGTTGTTCCAGCCTGGGCCATTCTTGGATTTGGACATGGAACGCACAGCAGCGATGTCGCGGGCGTTCATCACCTCGCGTTTCACCTCGCCGTTGTTCAGCTTGATGATGCAGTAGGCAGCGATCACCGGACCGGCATCGTCGGCGCCCATGTACGGCTTGTGCACAATGCGCGGCTGATCACCTCGCTCGTACTCAAACACGTCCTTCTGACGCACAGCCACACCGTCGACCATGGCCACGTCGCCGGTGCGGTAGAGGATGTTGATCAGGCCGCGGACCATCGGCATGTACTGGGCTTGCTTCTCCCAAATGGCCGGGCAATTCTTTTTGGCGACGTTGCAGTTGTAGACCTGAATCACCGCCTCTTTGCCATCCGGCAGTAAGCCGTCCTTGGCCGCCAGCATGATCGAGCCCATCAGCGACGTCGAGGTGCAGGTCAGCAGCTCCGGGTTCATGCTCACCACGGTTAGCGCGGTGCGAATGAAGCGGTCGACATCGATGCCTTGCGGCAGCTGCGCGGCGATCTGCTCGCGCTGGCCACCGGTTAACATCTTCTTGAAGCCTTGGGCCGGGCTTAGCGGCTTTTTGTCGTCGGTGGTGGTTACGGTGGTGCTCATGCTGAAAGCCTCGGAACGGTTAAAGGGTGGTTACTTCTTCGGGTAAATCCGCATCATGCGGTGGCCAGAACGGGCGCCCAGGCGCTGGCCAATGTGCGCAGGGGTGATCAAGGTGCCGGCGCTGTCCTTGGTGGTGCCGGCGCTGATGCTGTAACCCGGGACCAGCACCTTGGCGTTGTGGCCGATGACGGTCAGGATTTCCGCCTTGAGCGCGCTTTTCTTATCGTCGGCAGCCTTGTATTCCTTGCCGGCCGCTTCGTGCAAAGCAATCAACTCTTTCAAGCGCGCGTTGTCGCCCATGTCGACGGTCTTGCCGTTGTCCTGGTACAGCAGCTGCGCGATGGTGTCGCCGTCGGCGCTGAAGTCCGGGGCCGGGGCCTTGCCGATGTCGACGCTGTGCCAGAACTCGCCGACCTTGTCGATGATGGCGCGGCCAATCGAGCGGTCCCGCTGGCGCATGAACGGCATCGGGGCGTTACCACCCACCAGCGGCGCGATCAAGGTCCACTCCATGTCCGCCGTCTCTTGCTGGTGTTGCACCTGCAATTCGATGTGCGGCGGCGCTTCCATGATGTGATCGTCGGCGATCCACGCACGCTTGAATTGCAGGCCGTCGACGTTCTTCACTTCCATGATGCCCGGGCCGTTTTCACGGAAGGCATCGCGGTAGGTTTCGTCGGTGCCGGTGTAGTCCTCGGCCAGGCCGACGATCTTGAAGTCGAACGACGAGCCCATGCGCAACTCAGGAATGCGGGCATAAATTTTGAACGGCTCAACGAGCAGGCCGGTGTCTTCGGCGATACCGTAGGCAATCGCGGCTTCCAGACGGTTGCCCCAGCGGATGCGATCGTTGAGCTCAAAGTCAGCCTCAAGCTGGCCGGTCTTGGCGTGAAAAAGGCTGTACGGCGTGGCATACGGCGAGCAGCCAAACAGGGCCGACACCTCGGTGGACGTCAGATCTTGTTGGCGCATGCCCAGCCATTCGGCTTCGGTGGTAAAGGTCAGGAAATCGCGTTTCATGGATGCCTCTAAGGTGGTGATAGGTGAGTCGCTATAATGGCGAATCTGTTTCGCCTTGGCAACAGCAATTTTCGCTTAAAGCGTGAAGATATTCGTTACATGCGCGACAGCAGCACCGGCGATGCCCATTCCAGCGCCACCGATTCGGCTGTGTACGGCCCTGACAGGTTGAAGGTGCCAAGCTGATAGCCGCGCCGCACCGTGGCCAGCACCATGGCGCCGCCTTCGATCTTGACGTAACAGAAGCGCCCCACCGCATCGCCCGCGACTTCCGTTGGGCGCACGCAAAAGAACGACCATCCATCGAGCCAGGCATTTACCGAGTCGGCAGTGTGCGCTTGCAACGCGATCACCCCTTCCGGCAATCCATCGGGTGACGGCGTGCGCGCGGGCTTGGCCAGCAGCTCGACGGTGCCGTCACCGCGCATCACCCCCACCATCGGCAAGCGCGTATCACGCACCCCGGCAATTCCAGCCGCCTCGGCGATCCTGGCCAATGGCACGCCGAAGATTTTCCCCAGTTGATTGGCTTCCTCTAACTGCATGCGCCGCTTGCCGGAAAAGGTCAGCGACAACTGTGAGTGCCCCATGCCCATTTTGGTGGCGACGGCGCGCAAGGAGAGTTTTTGTTGCGCCATCAATGCTTTGAAAAAACGTTTATCGACGATCATGGGATGCCTCACATGCTTATAAGTGCGCAAAGGTGTTGCGCTGGCCATCGCCCGGTTATAAGATGGAACCACACCAAACCATAGCGAACCAACAAGAGGCTAGCAGCATGATTGAAAGGCTGCTGAAAAAATCGGAAGTTGAACAGCTCACCAGCTTGTCAGCCTCTGAAATTGTTCGGCAAGAGAAGGCGGGGACATTCCCCAAACGGATCAAGATCGGGGCGCAGCGTAGCGCCTGGGTTGGTTCTGAAATCGACGCCTGGATTCAGGCGAAAATCAAGACAGCAAGGAGTGAGGGTTAGATGGCAGATTTGAACGAATGGCAAGGCATAGGCCGGCTTGGTAAAGAAATTGAGCTGCGTTTCTTGGGTAACGGTGATGCCGTGGCCAGCTTCAGCATCGCCTGCGATGACAGCTACAAGGACAAGCAAACCGGGGCCAAGGTCGAGCGCACCGAGTGGGTTCGTTGTGTGGCGTTCCGCCAATCCGCCGAGTTCCTGGCTGAATGGCTGCGCAAAGGCAACCGCGTGTTGATCAAGGGCAAGCTGAAAACCCGTGAGTATGACAAGGATGGCGTGAAGCATTACGTCACCGAGATTCATGCGGATCGCGGCACGCAGATTATTGACTGGCCCGAGCGCGACCAGAACCAAACGCAGCAACAGCAGCGCCCGGTTAATCAGCAGCAACAACGCCCGGCGCAGAACAGCCAGCAACAACAGTCGCGCCCGGCCGGTAACGGTCAGCAGCAACAACGCAATCAGCAGGCCGCACCACAACCGCAACCCGACTTCGACAGCTTTGATGACGATATACCGTTCTAAGTGTTTGATTTATAACAACTTTCCGTCATAACTAGTATTCAGAGGCATCATCCATGTTCTTCAAAAACGTTATCGCTTACCGCCTTACCCAAACCATCGCTTTCGACGTCGCCGAACTGGAAGAGTTGTTGGCCGGTAAGGCGCACCGCGAGCCGGCATCGCAGGAACTGTCTACCTACGGTTTCGTTTCTCCATTCAAAAACGCCTTGGTGGAAACAGCGCTGGCACCGTCCGGCGAGTACCTGCTGATTGCCGCGAAGAAGACCGAGCGCATCCTGCCCGGCAACGTGATCCGCGACGAGCTGAAAAAGAAGGTTGACGCGATCGAGTTTGAACAGCAGCGCAAGATCTACAAAAAGGAACGTGACCAGATCAAGGATGAAATCATTCAGGAATTCCTACCGCGGGCTTTCCTTCGCTCGAAAGTAACCCATGCCCTGATCATGCCGGCCGCTGGCTTAGTCTTGGTTGATGCCAGTTCGCCGAAGGTCGCAGAGGATATTCTGTCTACCCTGCGTGAAGTGCTCGGCAGCCTTCCGGTTCGACCGCTGTCCGTGAAGATCGCTCCCGTCGCAACCATGACTGATTGGGTCAAGGTCCAGAAGGCTGCCGATGACTTTTTCGTGCTCGATGAGTGCGAAATGCGCGACACCCACGAAGACGGCGGCACGGTAAAGTGCAAAGGCCAAGACCTGACCAGTAACGAAATCGAGGGGCACATCGCCACCGGGAAACTGGTCACCAAGCTGTCGTTGGCATGGAAAGATAAGTTCTCGTTCATGCTCGACGACAAGCTGGTTATCAAGCGCCTGCGCTTTGAAGATTTGTTGCAGGACCAGGCCGAAGCCGATGGCGGTGATGACGCGCACGGCCAGCTGGTTGCATCGCTGATCATCATGGCCGGAGCCTTCGTTGAATTTTTCCCGGCCCTGCTCGATGCCTTGGGTGGCGAAGAGCTTCCGCAAGGGATTGATGTTGGTTCCGCCGACTTCGACGAACTCGCCGATCAGGAAAAGCTCGACCTGACCGAAGCCATAAAGTTTGTCCGTGAGAGTGGTAAGGCTTCGATCAGTGCGATTCAGCGCAAATTCACATGGGGTTATAACCGCGCGGCCCGGATGATCGAAGCACTTGAAAATGCCGGGGTGGTGACGCAGATGAACACCAACGGCTCGCGCGAAGTGATTCAATAATGACCTACCGGGTTGACTGGAAACTGCATTACCAGTCGCCCCGGATTCGCGGCAAGCGCTTCGCACCGAAGCGCCCCGTATCCTGGCGCGGCAGTGTTTCAATGGTGTACATCGAGGGTGACAAACGGGTGACCGATGAACGTCAATGGGTGTCGCCGTTTCCGCTGAAGCGGGATCAGGCCTTGGACGTGATGCGGGCCATGCTGCAAGACATCATCGAGGAAAGCGGCCAGGGCGCCGTCGACGCGGCGTTTTGGATGGAGGTGACGTGAGTAAATATTACTTCCGAAAAATGCCAGGCGGCACGCTGGTGCCGGACAACGACGAAACCGTCGAGCGCCTGCAAAAGATCAAGACCGGCGCGGTGGTCAGTTGCGAGATTGCCCAGCCGCGCAACTACAAGTTTTTGCAGAAGACGATTTGTTTGTACCGCTACTGTTTTGACGTGTTCGCCGAGCAGATGGAAGACAGCCATTTGGAATACCTGGGCATGAAGGCGGCGCCGTCCTTCGACCGCTTCCGGCATGACCTGACGATTCTGGCCGGGCACTACACGGCTACTTTTGACATCCAGGGCAAACTGAAGCTGGAAGCCAAGAGCCTGAGCTACGGCAAGTGTTCGGAAGAAGAGGCCGAACGCATCTACAACGACGTGATTAACGCCGCACTGAAGCAAGTCTTCAAGCTGAGCATGACCGAAGATGAGTTGAAAAAGATCGTCGATCAGATATTGGGGTACGCATGACCGCCTACTACAACGAATTTGATCCGTATGCAGCCAAATGGCTGCGCAACCTAATCGAGGCTGGCCACATTGCACCAGGAGTTGTTGATGAGCGAAGCATTGAAGACGTCCTGCCAAGTGACCTCAAAGGGTTCACTCAATGCCATTTCTTCGCTGGGATTGGCGTTTGGTCCCTCGCTCTGCGTCGCGCAGGATGGCCGGATAATCGACCAGTCTGGACAGGAAGTTGCCCATGCCAGCCTTTCAGCCCGGCAGGCAAAGGCGATGGGTTTGCTGATGAACGCCACCTATGGCCCTCATTCGCTTGGCTCGTCCAGCAGCGCAGACCTTCAGTCGTGCTTGGAGAACAAGTTGCGAGTGCGGCTGAATGGCTCTCATGTGTGCAGCGTGATCTGGAAGCCATGGATTACGCATTCGGGGCAATGCCTATCCAGGCCGCGAGCGCAGGTGCGTTCCACCTTAGGGACAGGATTTACTTTGTGGCCGACTCCGGCAGCCAGGGACTGGCGCAGCGAATCAGCCAGTCCAGAGTTCTACGCGAAGTGGCTTGCGCACCCGAAGGGCAAGACGCTGCCGATGTTGCTGGCTCTGGCCAGGCATGGTTCAACGGACCCGATGGCAAAAAGCGGCCAATTGAACCCGGCGTTCACCCGCTGGTTGATGAATCTTCCGCCAGAGTGGGACGATTGCGCGCCTACGGAAATGGGCTCGACGCTAAAGCAGCGCGCAGCTTTGTTGAGTCAGTAATGGAAACTAGAATATGAATACTGCCGAAAGAAAACACTTAGGTAAGGTGGCGGCCTTCGGCTGTATCGCCTGCTACAAGCAAGATACGCCAGGTACGCCCGGAGAAATCCACCATCCTCGGGCCGGTGGTGCGGGCATGGGCAAGAAGGCCTCGCACTATGACGCCATCTGTTTGTGCCCGCCGCATCATCGCGGCACTGCGGGCCTGAGCATTCCCAGCATCCACGCCAGCAAGAACGCTTTCATCGAGGCCTTTGGCACCGAGGCGGAATTGCTGGAACTGTCGAAAACATTGATCTAGGGGGATTTATGATTATTGGGGTTGATCCAGGCGGTACGGGCGCGCTGGTGGCGCTGGACGCTAACGGCGAGCTGATTGATACGCTGCTGATGCCGACACTCAAGGTTGGCACCAAGACCGGTATCAACGGTGCGGCTATTCAGGCTTGGCTAGTTAAACTGAAAGCGCTGGCCGCGTGTGCGCCATTCAATGACGTGAAGTGCCATGCCTTCATTGAACTGGTGAACGCCATGCCCAGCGGTCCACCGGGTGCCAAGCGCGCCATGGGTGTCGGTTCGGCCTTCAGCTTCGGCAAGGCTGCGGGCCTGGTTGAAGGGGTGATACAAGGCGCCTGCATTCCGCATACGCTGGTCACGCCGCAGGCCTGGAAGAAACACGCCGGGCTGATTGGTTCCGACAAAGATGCGGCCCGGTCCAGGGCAATACAACTTTATCCTTCCTGTCGAATCTTGGACCTGAAGGGCAAGGGTCAGGCCGTGGCTGATGCGATTCTAATCGCACGCTACGGGCTTTTCCGCGAGTCGCCCGGTTCGATTTAATCACCGTTCGGTGATGTCAAGAAAAATAACTGCTATATCTGGTTGGAGTGCCGCGAGTTTTAAGCGGTACACTCCCGCCGCGTTCAAAAAAACGTAAACGCCCACCTTGGCGGGTGGTATTATTTCATCAGGCCTCCCCAAGGTCAGTGCAGGTCCGTTGAAGCCTGTCCGCCAACGCCGTTTCGGTGACTGATCT